TATCAACGCCCTGTTAACAGTCCAGAGTTTGGTTACACAAATAAAAGCGAACAAATTATAGAACGGTTGTTTGAAGATCCTACTCCATTTATGAACTTACAATATCTAAGCATACTAGGTGGGGAACCTTACATGGAACCTGCTAACAAAATAATATTACAAAAGTTTATTGATCTTGGTATCGCTAAAAACATTACACTTGACTGGACTACTAATGGTACTATTGTAGATGAGGAAGTACATGAACTTGCAAAACAGTTTGGTCAAACTAAATGGAATATAAGTGTTGAAGGTACTGAAGGACTATACGAATATATTAGAGGTGGTAAAAACTTTACGTTTGCAGAACTAAATGAAAATTTAAAACAGTTTAATTTTGCAACTAGAGTAATTATTACTACAACTGTTATGGCATATAACATTGCACACTTAGATAAACTGTATTGGTGGTTTGAAGAAAATAAACAAGACAACTGGGAAATATATTTTACAAATGTTGTAGTAACACCGCCTTACTTAAATCCGCAAGTTTTACCTAACAGCGTATTAGACAAAATTGATTTTAGATTTCCTAATATAAAGTACACTAGCAAAGACGATAGTAAACTGCTAGACACGTTTGTTAAGTATACAAAAGATTTAGATAAAATTAGAAACGAAAACGTATTAGACTATTGTCCAGAACTTAGTTTTTTATTTAAGTAAGCCTCTTCGAATCCCTCTTCCCGTGCATATAAAGGAGCACCATCACTTCCTGCTCTCCACAGCCTTTTAAAATAACTGTCAGCTGATTGTAATGCTGTTTCATCGCTACAATCAATATGTCCTTTAACCATCCAAAACAGTCGGTATGCTTCTTTCAGTTCTGCTTCGTCCATTGCCACGGTCCTTCCGTATGTATATATCACTCAAACATCCGCATACTGTTTTTCCGCATGTAATAGGCTCAGTTGGTAATCTATATCGTTCCATATTTCCTATTGGGCCACCAAATTGACAATCTGCTCTATATAGGTTACCCCACATATCTACGTTTACTCCGTCAATGCCTGCCCAACACTTCCAACCAGCAAAGTTATTCATTCCTGATATAATTAAATCGTTTGCTGTAATAGGTTGTTCGTCAAGTTTAAGATCGCCACGATGTAGTTTATCATCGTTAACTTCTCTAGCAAATGGCCACTGGCCAATTATTTGTTTTTGTTCGTTACTATAAGGAGATACAGTATTAGTAATATGCTCTCCGTCTGTTTTATCTAAAATAACTTTAGGATATATTGACATCCTATCTGTTCTATCATATAGGTATTGTGCTATTTTATACTGTTCGTCAAATGCTTCTTTGCCTGGTGGCAACATTAAATTAACAATAATTTCACAAGTTGTTGCATTTGCAATTTCTACAAAGTGTGATGCACTTGAATATTCTGGGTGGTAACTTATAAGCATACCATCAGTATATGGATCTATCTTTTTAAAGTATTCAACTGATTGACTTCCGTTTGTAACAAAACTAAATGTGTGTCCTTGTTCTTTAACAAGTTTTGCAAGATCAATAAAGTGTTTCCAATACGTAGGCTCTCCGCCACTAAGTCTATAACAAATTTCTTTAGCAGGTACTTTAAAATTCTCAACAAAGTTTTTAACAGTTTCCCATTTAGGTTGTCCTGTTGTTCCATTGTGCAAATGGTCTGGACAATAAGAACACCGATAGTTACACTTATTGCTTAAGGTCCAACTAACTAAGAACCAATCTTCTTTTGCTTTATCTTGATAGTCTAGTTTCATTCGCTCATGCTATTCTTAATAATTAAATCGTGTGTACGTTGATTTAGTTTAACTGTAAGGATTAATGAATGTAGTCCGTTAGTATAACTAAACACACTATGCTCTTTTTGGAAGTTAATAAAATGTACATATTCTGGATCAGGATAAATTAGTTTCTTATCTAGTATATGTGCATAGTTCTCAGGTTGGCATTTACCAAACGTAACTAGTAATCTAAAGTACTCCGGACCTACTCCTGGAAAATCTCTATGTGGTGGAAAGAATCCTCCCTCATCAACTCTAAGTAAATGTACACGACCAATGTCAGGTGCAAATACATCTACAAGACTTGCAAGTTGCGGAATGTTCTTGTATACTTCAGTTGGTGTTGTAAAGTTTTCTTCTTTCATTTCAACATCGTGGTAGCGTTGCATATGGCCAAAGCTATTCAAATGATAGTTGTCCATTACATCACCTGTATGACTTGTTACAGGTAAACCCCAACGGTTGTTGTGTGTATCTTTTTTTGCGTTATAAGGACACCAATTATCTTCAAACTGTTCTAACTGTTGTACAAGCTCATGCCCGTTAACTTTTAGTTTTAGTTTTACCATGTCGCCTAAATTACATAGGCTATTCCATAGTAAGGCTCTTTCGGTATTCATTATATGTGTTCTCCTAATTCGGGAAACGTTTTTCTAAAGTCCGTTCCACGTTGTTCATCTAATACTCTTAAATAATCTTGTAGTTGAGGTAGTTTATTTGACCAATCTTCGCTCATCATATATTCTATTAATCCTTCAAATCTTCTTTTGCCCATTGCATGTTCGTTCCAAGCACTATTAAATTTTTGGCTATCAATAAACCGTTCTATATTATCTTTAGCGAACTGTTTATATGCTTGTGGTAGCACACGTATATTTAAGTATGACGGAAAGTATACTAAGTGTGTACCTATAAGCCCACCACCAAACGGCAATACGTTAATATTATTAAACTGCTGTTGGATTTTCCACTCTGCAAGTTCATGTATATATGCTACATTTAGCAACTGTACTGCACAGGCCATGTTAACTTTGATATTAGGTCCTGCTTTATCTAATTTATGTAAGTTTGTACTTATATCTTTCCATTTACTTGGATAGCGTATATAATCATTCTTATCTCCATACGCATCAATACTAAAATTAAATGTTACTTCCTCAAAATGTTTCCACAATGCAAATAACTTATCAGGTAATTCTAATCCATTACTGTTATAACGTATACAAATATGTTTACTAAATCCGTTATCAACCATAAACTCTAATATAGCATAATGCTCTGGTATTAGTAGAGGTTCGCCTCCTGCAAAATACAATTCTTTAATATGTTGTGCTTGGTCTTTCATAGAATCAAGGAAGGATCCTTTCTTGTACCAAGTATAATCAAAGTCTTGATCCCAACTTTGTTCTGCAATTAAGTCTTTGTTTTTGTATTTAGGTTTTTGTAGTTTCCATTCTTTAATCCAACTGCTTGAATCATGTGGACTACACATTACGCACTTTAATTGGCACAAGTTACCAAGGCGTAAATCAAAGTAAGGAATGTTAACAGGTAAGTTACCGTCTGCGTCTGTTTGTTCTACAATACTATCAATGTCTAAACGCTTTTCCCACACTTTAGTTTCCCATTGACGCTTACTTACAATACCTTTTTCTTCTTCTGCAAAACATTTACGACAACTTGCAGGTACTTGGTCATTTAGCATTTGCAATCTTGTGTTACGCATATGCTCACTATTCCATACTTCTTCAATAGTATGGTCACGCATATTCATAGCAATGCCGTCTTTCTTAACAAGCCCTACTGTTTTGTCATCTTCTATCCCTGCACCTGATGCATTAGCAGTACAACAAACTCTAACGTCACCGTTAGGTCGTGTTGCTAAATGTATCCAAGGTAAAGGACAAAATGTTTTACTCATGCTCATGCCTTTCAAACTGTGCGTTTAGTTTATCAAACGTTCCGCATTGTTTTGAACATTCTTTAAGTCCAGTACTAGTCCAACAACTACTAATCTTGTTAAAAAAGCCGTTGTCAAAAATCTCTTCAAATGAATGATTGTGTAAATTAGGATATTCTTTAATTTTTGTCATGTAATCTATTCTTGAATGAGAGTGTTGTGGTAACCATTCTAAATCTAACCAACAACAAGGACTAACGTTTCCGTTTGCGGCAATATACATTTGTTTATCTTGAACTGCTTTACAATTAATAGTTGGCATAGATTCGTTCCTAGCTTTTTCTGCTGGAGCAATCATTTCTAAACTCTTTTGTGATGGTAATAGTGTATGCGTAATATTATAGTCGTCATCAATTACATCTAACTTACCATCTCTAAAACGTGTAGTATGCTTAATACTAAATCCTTTAAAGCCTAAGTCTTTACTTAATTGTTCACATGCACTTACTTGGTGTTCGTTATGTTTGAATACAAGCATATCCCATCTTGCATCTCCACCTGCTTCAATAAATGCTTGTGCGTTTTCTAAAATTTTCTCATAGTTTGTACTAATTCTATATAACGCATGAGTATCTCCTAGTCCGTCAATACCAAATACAATTTTTACTCCTACATCTGCAAGACTTTTAAACCAGTCAGTAGTTCTTGCACTTCCGTTAGTGTGCATTTGCAAGGTCATAAAAGGATTGTGCTTACGTAGGTATTGCATTATGCCTAGTGTGTCTTTGGCCATAATAGGATCGCCTAAGTTACCACACATATTTAGAAACTTTAATTGTTGTACAAAACTTACAGGAAACCATTTTGTAAATTGTTGGTAACTAATTTCTGTAAGATCTAAACTGTCAAGTTCAGGTCCACCATTGATCCTTCTTGGACACATAGGACATCTTGCTTGGCACCTTGTTGTAACTTCTAAATGTATTGATGTAATATCTTCGTAGTTATACATCTTTTGTTCCTATAATCATAAATCGTTTATATTTTGTTAATTCTAATTCTTTTGCAACTTCAATTTTTAACTTTGATTTCTTTTCAAACTCGCCAAGCGTTTCACTACAGTTAACATGTTCTTCTAACTCGGTGTAGTTATTAGATTGTAAAATTATCTTTGTACCCTTTGGTATATTATTTAACCATTGCATATATTGTTCTTGTGTAATATGTTCGCAACTTGTATTAATAACAAAATAAGGACTAGTTGTATATTCGTAAGTACACATATCTGCTGTAACTGCTTCAAACATACCTTCCATCTCTTGACGCTTGTTTACTGTACTTGCAATTTCTTTACAAACAGGATCAAGGTCTACACTTGTAATATGTTTAATACCAATATCACTATTGAATAACATATTTGCTAACACACCATTCCAACCGCCATGTATAACAACACTAGCATTACTAATTGTTTTAGCCTTTGCTTGTAGAATATCAACTAACCAAGTTTTAGATTCTAACTGTCCGCCCCAAAAACTTTCTAAGGTACGGCTTCTGTCATCGCTGTTACGAATAGCGTCCATCCAAAACTTAATATCTTTAATATCTATTTTCATAATTCGTTAACTAACTTATCAAAGGCTTCTTCACCTAATACATTGTATAATACTACTACTAAGAATATAAACCATAATAACCAAAACACATAATAGCCTAACTTTGTCCATCCTAATCCTAGTATTTTATATACTGTTGGCATAGGCAAATACTTTTCAAATAATGTAGTAATATCCCATACAAATTTAAGCATAAAAATCCACATCAATGCTCTAACGTATTTGTTCTTTATATCAGAAACTTTAAAGTTTGCTTGTGCTTCTTTTACTTTTTTATCATGCGCCTTATAGCGTTCCCATAACTTCTTCATAGTTGTACCTTTGGTATTTTATTATCTGCACTACTAACACACGTATCAGTTACACACTTAGATGGTGTCTTAAACAGCGTAAAACCGTCTTTAAGCGTACCTAGAGGTTCATCGCTACAACTGTAAGCTCTTTTAACTTCATCGCCACGTATGATGCAACTTTGATATCCTGCGTTACAAGTCCAGCCTTTAAACTTATTAAAGCCAAATGCATTTAATCTTTCTGCTTGGTCAAGTTCGTATTCTATTCCATCATTTGCTTTGAGCCTAACTTGTGCGGTTTGTTGCTCTGATTCTGTTTGTAGGATTTTTGTTTGTTCTTCCGTGTAACCACTGACCACAAATGACGCAGTTGGGTCGCTTTGTGGCTTAAGAGTAACATGTATTCCTCTATCAATAAATCGTAATGATCTTTCATAATATTCCTTCCATAGATCGGGTACCATAACTTGATTGATTGTTACTAGTACTCCTTCTTTCATAAGCTGTAAACACTTGTCTCCAAACTCTTGTTCATTTGCAAACTCTGCATGGAAACTTGCTGTAATACTTCTACGTTGTAATCCTTTAGTTGCTTCTAACCATTTGTTCCACCATTTACTTCCTGGTGATAAATTTGTAGTCATATGTAAACTTTGATATTCTGGTGCTGTATCACTACAGTAATGCTCTATGAGCTCCCCAAAGTCTTTATATGCTGTTGGTTCTCCTCCGCTAAAACTAAAATGAAATTGTGTATACCCATTGTCTCTTGCTTGACTTTTTATTTCATCAATAGTACTTTTATATAAACTTAATTCTTGATGGTCAGGCTTATCTGTATTTGCATAAGGCCAACAGTAGCTACATTTATAATTACAAAAACGTCCAAGTATCCAACTAACATTAAACAACGGATTGTCTAACATTGTTTTTTGTCCTAAAGACGTTATGTTATTAAAAGGAATCGTTTGCATACTGTAGTTCTAACCATTCAAAATCGTTTATTAACCCCAAATCAGCGCCGTCAGAAAGGCCAAACTGCATACCAGCATTAGCACCTCGTAACGCATATCTACTATGTATTCCATCAGCATGAGTAGTCCAAGTTTTAAGTCGTTCATTTGTTTCTTCCTCTAGTTGTCCTTGTATTGTTTTACTTGCCAGCTTTGCACATTCTCTAAACGCACCACGCCATGTACTTAATGGATCTGTGTTGAACGCAGTAATGTTACTAACTTCTGGCATTGCTTTAAATTTATCACTAATACTAGTAGTCATATCATTTGTTGTAGTGTCCATCTTTAGTGTAAGCATACGTGGTAATAACTTAACTCCACCATATCCATACTCTAATCCGTTAACAGGATTTCTTGCTCTCCACACATGAACACAATCTAAATCGTAACTACTAACTTCGTGATCAAATTTAAAATCGTCTACTATCTGGGCGTCACCATCTACAACCCAAAACATTTTTGTAAAACATTTTTTAGCACCTGCTACGTGTGCTTGGTGAATTCCTTTAACATCTTTAACACGCTTTGCCATCGGATATTGTTGTTTAAGTTTATCCCAATTACTATCAGCGTTTGCTTCACCGTAACTTATAAAAACAATATCATACATGTGGTGCTATCTCGTTAGCTAGTTCCTCTTGTATTAATCTATCTACATGACAGTTATCTGGGAACCTGTCGCTGTCTGTCATAATTTTAATTACTTTTTCGTATTCGTCAACTATAGTTTTAAACTCTGTATCTTCACCTTCTGGTATATGAGGAATATTAAGTTCAGGTTTTTGTCTAGCAAACATACGTAAACTCTCTGCCGCATTTTCTGTTAGGTCTGGTCTACGTCTACGAACATTTTCTGCTGTACCCCAACTACTAATTAATGGTACTGGTCTTCCTATTATTTTATCCATCCACTCACGATGTACATATTTTATAAAAGTATACTTACTAATATCTTTAGGTAGTTTACCCCAACCTTCAATTACTAACCAAGGTATACCTGTTTGCTCGTAAATTGCTTGTGCGCCATCTAATGCTATTGTAAGTAATTCATCACTTATCTCTTTAATGCTATTAGCATTTCTAATTTTATCTTCGCTTTGATCGTAATACTTTTGCAAGTCATATAGTCCTGCTTCATCTGGCCATAAACTTCTTTTTAAATCTCTACAAGGCTCAGTAAGCATCCATATGATTAAATCAGGTTTATAAAATACTGGACTAGTAAAACAAGGTGCAAGACCTAATGCTTCTTCAACTTTAAAAATTGCTTCAAAGTTACCTGATCCACCAAACGCATAGTTGGCAGTAGCATGACCCATTTGATCTAAGTTGTAACCAAATCCTGGCCATACAACTTGAAAAGGCTTAGGTGCAGAACCTTCTAAATATTTGTCTTTATTCCACGGTTGAAATAGTTCTGGGTGTTTAGGATTTGCACAAGCAGGTCCTGGAATAATAGTTCCCCACTCACCTAGTGCATTACTGTCACCAACAATTAAAATTTTCTTCATCGTGTGTTTCCATAATGGAATACTTCTAACTTTTTAGACTCGAACTCTCTCCAAGGATCAACTACAACACTTCCTTCACTAAGATAACAGTAAAGAGTTGGATGTGCTAATAATGCTACGGCTGTAAAAGGACCACGTTGTGGACTAGCCATTGGATCAACTTCAATACAATGATAGCCTGCTTCTTTACAATAATGTCCTACTAACAAACTATAACTTCCGTCAGTATATGGTACTCCTGGTTTATATGCAATGCCATTTAACAAAATAGGTAAAGATCGCTCCTCAGCAATCTTAATCAAATAATTTGCCATATTTTTAGCCTGCACTTCTCTTGCATTCATTATAGCATCAAATATGTCATATTGCAACCCCAAATTTTGAGCCATGTAGCGTAGAGCTATATTATCTCTTGGATGACATGCTCCACCGTCGCCCATTCCTGCTTTCATATAACTTGGACCCATAATACGCTGATCACTTTTGGCAAGTGCATTAGTTACTACATCAACATTAATGTGTCCTTGCTTTTCTGCAACATCTTGTATCATATTAACTAATCCAATTTTTGCACTAATAAATGTATTGTAAAATACTTTGATACATTCGCACTCGTCCCACGTACCAATTTCATAACGTGGATCGTTTTCCATTATAGTTTTGTAAAAGTCTACTAATTCTTTTGCATCACCTGTAGTACTTCCATCGTCTGTACCAATCATAATCATTTCAGGATTAACCATATCCCAAGCTACTGTACCCATAGCAATCAAATAAGGATTATAAACAAATCTAGTATTAGTTACTAGTGGTGCAAATTCTCTACGTACTGTGCCTGGTAATACTGTACTAATTAATACAAGTAATTGATCTTTATTCATATGCATGTTTGCTTCACGTATGCAATCAATTACAATGTCGTATCCAAAGTCTTTAGGTTCTAAATGAGCCGTAGGTGCTTTGCCATCATAGTCTGGATGATGTGGAGTAGGTACTGCAATGAATACAATATTTCTATCCTTAACAGCCTCTTTGATACTAGAACAAACTGTTACTTTGTCGCTCTTAACATTAGCAACATCATACCCTGTTACATCATTTCCCTTTTCGGCAATAACTTCTGCACAAGGT